GTTTCGGTCCAGTTGCAGCCAATATGGGAATCTCCGTCTAGCCGCACGTTCAGGGAATAGTGACGACCAGCCTCACGGATGGCCCATGTCGCTGAAGCCTTTACCTCTTCAGCGTGTTGCTCAATGACCTCGATCTGCCACTCATCATGGACATGGGCAACGATGTGGTAATCGAGGTGAAGGCGTATGTTCTTCTCGCCTAGAGCCTCAACGTGCTTGACGGTAGCCATCTTTGCACAGGTCACCGCAGCGTTCTGAATCCAGAGGTTCAGCGCCGAATGGGGAGAGCGGGGATGGAGTTTGCGGCCGTCGAGGCCAACGAGAGTCTTGTTCTCTTTAGCCTGCTTCTTGATCGCCTCAAGCAACTTACGAAAGGCTGGGTTGTTGTGGTAGAACCTGCGCCTCAGGTCAGCGCCTTCGCGTCTATCGCCGCCAACGCACTCGCCTAGCTTCTGGTCGCCGCCTCCATAGATCAGGCAGAAGATCATCCTCTTAGCCTCAGACCGTGTGATCTTGGCCATATCAGCATTGGCCTGATGAGGGTCTCCTGTCTCACACTCCTTGGCAAACTTGCCATCATCCCAATGGGCGAGAAGGTGAGCGAGGAGTCGGAGCTCTGCACCACTCAAGTCTGTGCCGACGAGCGCATAGCCAGCGGGTACACAGAACAAGCTCCGGCACTCTTTGCCATACGGTGAATCGACGTTGGGGATCTGAGCCAAGTTCGGAGAGTGGTGAGCCATGCGGTGGCTGATGGTCCCACCGCAAGAGATCACACGGCCGTGGATTCGATGGGCCTCATCCACCAGACCAAGCCAAGAGTTATCACCCTCGGCAATCTGGCTGATGCGCTTCTGGATCAAGAGGTACTCCTTGAGCGTCTTGGCTTCAGCGTATGTACCCTCCAAAGACTCCAGCACCGTCTCCGAGATGCGCGGCTTACCGTCAGGCGTGAAGTCCTTAGGCTTCCAGCCCTGCTTCTCAAAACGCTCTGCGATCTGCTGACGGCTCCCAGGATTGAAGGCCTGTAGCTTCACCTTGGTCTTGAGTTGGATCTCCTTGGGGGGAAAGAGATCCTGAAGCTCCGCAGACAACTGATCCTTTCGGGCCAGCAGCCTGACGTACAGCTTCTCAGCCTCTTGCCTATCGAAGTAAAAGCCTCGGGCCGTCATGCCCTCCATGAGATCATGGACCTCATGCTCCAGAGCCACCGCAGCCTCGGGCACCTCAGCCTTCAGGAACTCTTGGTAGAGCCTGTGAGTAACCTCAACGTCACGCTGGCAGTAGTTCTCCATCTCAATGGACCAGCGCGCCCACGGGTCGTCTGTCTCATCACCGTAGCTGCCCTTCTCAAAGCCGAGCCTCACACCCCAGGCCTTGAGGGAATGCGAGCCCAAGAGTTCCTTGGGGAACATCTTGTGGCTGTTGCGCTTGTAATCCAGATCCTTGACATGAGGCCACGCGAGCCTGGCGCACACCAAGGTGTCTTGAAACACAGCATTGGTGGCCCACGATGGATACACCTTCATAATGGCCTGAAGGTCATAGCCAATGATGTTATGGCCGATGAGGAGATGAGCCTCTGAGAGCGCATCGAGCCCAGCCTGCACGTTGCCAAGCTCCTCATGGTTGTAGCGACGTATGTTCCCCATGCCATCCATGGTGACGATGCAGTGGATGATCGTGGGGTCTAGGCCATCGGTCTCAATGTCGAAGTACAGAGTGCGTTTTGGTGTGGTGTTGGTCATAAGGTAGGGGGGTTAGAACGGCACTTCAGTGTCGTCGTCAGCAGACATGAACTCAGGAGCCACCTCGGTATGCGTACCTGTCTCTGCGTCCCACCTCAGGTGGCAAGCGACTCCAAGCTCACCGCTAAAGCGATTCTTGAGGACGCGCACAGTTGTGAGGTCAGGGTCGTCGCCCATTGTGTCTCTGGACAAAGCGATACAGGCATCCGATAGCTGGCTGATTGCTTGGCTGCCACGCAGATGAGAGAGCTCAGGATCAGCGCCACGTTCAGCGCTGCGGCCCTCTACCCTCTTGAGGTGGCTGACGAGAACCATACCCACCCCAGTAGCTTCACAGACCTGGGAGCGTAGCGCTGTCATCACGTTATCTATGAGCCTCCGCTCGTCACCGTCACCCCAGCCTGACACAAGGATCGAGAGGTGGTCGATGATCAAGAAGTCAACGCCCTCAGCCACACGCAGGTATCTGCAACGGGCCAGCAGGTTCTCACTACTCATGGACCCAAAGTGGTTGTAGACGAACAGCCGCTCCTTTAGCTCACGGGTGAACGCATCGCGCATCTCTTCATCAGTGACGCCAGAGCGGTCGATGTGCAGAGGCTTGCCCATGACGAGCCCCAGGAGCGAGAGACCTGTACGAGCCAGGCCCTCCTCAAGTGCAATGTAGCCAACCTTGTAGCCTCTACGGATCAAGGACACGCAGAGCGAACGGCACACTTGGCTTTTTCCGACCCCGGTCCCGGCGCAAATCGTAACGAGCTCCCCCGAGCGAAGGCCGTGGAGCTTGTTGTTCAAGCCCTCCCAGGGATAGGAGACTGAGGGCACCACAGTCTCGTCCATGATGGCATCAAGAAGCTCGTCTCCCGTGACGATCCCATCAGGCCTGTAGGGCTTGGCCTCCCAGAACGCTTGAACCAGTTGCTCCTGAAGGTTGTTGGCCCACGCATCACAAACGTCATTAGCCCCCTCAGGGATCTGCATCAGCTTGCACTTGCCAGGGGTGAACAACTGTGCCACCTCAATGGCAGCAGAACGTCCAGCCTCGTCGGCATCGAAGCAGACGATGACCTCCTCAAAGGACTCAAAGAAGTCGATGTTTCTAGCTATGGACTTCGCAGCCCCGGCCGCGCCATTAGGCACAGAGACAGCAGGGTAGCGGGGGAAGATGTCGAGCCACTTGAGGCAGTCGGTCTCTCCCTCAAACACGGTGATCTTTCGACCCCCTCCCTTGAAGCGGTGCATCTGCCAACAGCCCAAGCGGCGGCCGTCCCCAAGGATTCTAAATTGCTTGTCGGCAGTCTTGAGCTTCTGGGCTACGAGCTTCCCCTCATCATTCCTGTAGTCAGCTACCTGTACCGTGCCACCCTGGTACTCAGCGACACCGTAGCCAGCAAGGCGACAGGTGGACGCACGGATACCACGGGAGTGTAGATCGGCAGGCGTATGCTTGATGAAGCCAGAGCTCACCTCAGGCTCGTCTGCCTTCTCTTGTACTACGCCCTCGTAAGCCTCGCAGCTAAAGCAGAACGTATGCCCATCATCGTAGCGCGCAAGTGCGTCACTGCTCCCGCAGTCCGGGCAGGGCTCATGTCCAACAAAGGCGCTGTTGCTCTGGTTTTCGGGCGACAAGTCTGTATCGGGCATAAGTCTTTCCGGCTCCGCTTGTCTCTCTATCTGTGTTGATGTCATGTCCACTCTTCCTCAACTCATCTATGCGCGCTGAGAGACGCATGATCCCGTAGGAAGCCAAGGCCTCCAGAGGCGTGATGCTCCCTTGCGACTTCAGGTGCTTCAGGATGATCTCGCACTGCGTCATGCCGCACTCCTGATGTGAATCTCGATGTACCCGTCTTCCCCTGGGTTGGCCCAGCGCTTGGTCGAATGCGACTTCACGATCTGGCAATCATCAACCCAGCACAGTCCATTGCACTCGTCCCAACACCCCTTCTCAAAGTTGTCCAGATCACCCTTAGGGTGCTGCAACTTTGTGGTCTTCGGCCGCACACAAACGAACGCAGTGGTGACCTCAAGCGGCCCCTCCATCGGAGCCGTGAGGCCAGCCTCGGTAAGCAAACCAGGCAACACCTCACCCACCGAATCCCGCCATGCCTTGTACCGCTTCGGATAATAGGTCCATCCCTTAGAAGTCACACGCGGTCGAGGTGCAGGTATGGGGGAGACGGGGATGAGGATTGCCAAGTGAGTCACCTAGAAGTCACCATCAGGGCTGGTGGCAAACGTCTCGGCCTCGTGCGTGTAGCCACCATCGGTGGCCTCAAATCCAAAGTCGGCTGCCCTCTCGCCGCCCCCAGCCCCAGGCTCTACGAGCTCTAGGATCTGAACAGCGTTCATAATCAGGGAGAGGCTCGCCTTGCCAGCGTTGGTCCAGCCGTAGAAAGATCCGTTGATCTGGGCCACGGTGCCGAAGCCAATCGGTGGGGGGTTCTGCATAAGCTCTGCTGACGAATCAAAGAGCAGTGGAGTACGCGAGGACTCCTGCCCATCGCGCATCATCACGGCCTTCATAGAGGTCTTGATCACAAGATCCCCCTCGGCCAAAGAATCCAAGAGCGTCGTAGTGGAGGCACCCATGTCATCCCAGCGTGGGGTGTCCTTGGTGAACCACTGGATGTTCTTCTTGGCTGTCTTGACTGCTTTGCCTGTAGCAGCCTTGACGATCTCAGACCAATCCTCCCACGCAGCCTCGACCTTCGCCAAGAACTGTGCAGCTTCTGACCCTGTGATCAGAAGCGCAGCCTTGTACTTCAGTTTGTTGGGGGAATCATCGAACTTGCCATCAGGCTCGTTCAGATACAGAGGGGCAATCAGTCTCCCAGAGGGAGATGTAAACTTGCCCAGGGTGCGACGAATGTCGGCCATAGTGTCCTCGCTAGTTGAAGAAGTATTGTGAATCCCGAACCCCTAAGGGATCGAGGCTGCCGTACTCAGGCAGCGGGGGTAGTTCGATCTGGTCGCCATCGGCATCGAAGGGGAGTAGCGCCTCCACCTCAGCCTTGAAGGCACCCAGTAAGTCCTCGCTGAACATCTCAGCCGCGCTGCGGCGTATGGCTTGAGCCAGGCATTCTGCGTCAGCGGCTAAAGTGGCGAACGAGTCATGCACCACAGCAAACTGATCAACGCCATCGGCTGCGGCCGCATTGACCACCTTGAACAGCAGGCTGGCATCCAGACTATGGATGTAGTTCGGAGCCAAGCCATTGACCATCTTGCGTCGATCAAGTGCGTCCGTGTCGTCGCGCAGTTTGTGCTGGCGTATCGTGTCGCCAATGCGTGTCTTGATTGAGCGGGACTTGTACTTGCGGTAGTCCTGCTTGACCTGAAAGCCTGTGGGCGTTGTCCACCAGATGGCTGCTTCTGTACGAGCACAGACCTTGGCCACCTCAGCGAACCACTTGAGGGCGTTCTGCGCCCCAGAAATCACCGAGTCCATGGCCTCCCAAATTGTTTTCGCCAAATATAGCGAGGCCCTGTAGTCGTTCTCGGTTGGGAGCTCTCCCTTGCCAGCCTTGCTCTCCTCGACGGCCCACTCGCGCACATACTTCATGGCGCTGAATAGCTGGGCGTTGTACGGCCTCGTCATAACGGGCCGCTTCACACAGGAGCGAGTGATGCCAAACTCCAGCCACATACGGGCTGCAGCCACCTCATCCTGTTGCTCCTCAAGGATCTCGGTCACCCTGTCAGCCACACGCTGGTAGAGATCCTCAGGTGGGGCAGAGGCCACGCTGGGCTTGCAGTTGGTCGCCGCGCCCCCAACGCTGTCACGCAGTAGCAGGGAGAACAACTGAATCCCTGACTGCGTAGCGTCCAGAGCTATAGGTAGGTGAGAGACATAGCCCGTGCCGTGCTCAATCCATTGGGCGTATTCATTGCAGAAGGCAGCGAACTGCCAAGGCTCATCACAGTCCTCCCATTGACGGTTGGCATACGGATCGTCTGCAATAGCCAGCAGAAGCTCCTTATTCTCATCGACCCACTGGACCCGCTCGTCGTAGGAGGCTTTGGTCAAGCCCCAGCAGTTAGCGCCATGGATCTTGAACCAACGGGCTGCGGTGTCGTCGGTGATGGGGGCACCCTTGGCAAAGAGCAGTAACGCCTTCACATGGTCAGGCCCCTGAGGGTGCAAATGATAGCTCGTCGCGTAGTAGCGCCCACGCCAGTCCAACTGAGCAACAAAGGACATAGGCTGATCTATGTACTCATTGGCCAAGTGGATGATCTTGGCGAACGTCACTCTCTCAGCGCGTGTAGACGCATTGAGCCTGTGGATGATTGCGGCCTGCTGTCGCCAGGTCTTGCGCGCTTCCTCGTTCTCCTTGATGTCAGCAGGAGCAGGAGGGATCTCGATGTCCTCTTGCTGGGGGATACCAGCGATCTCGATGCTCTTGCTCCAGAAGTGCTCCATGACCTTGAGCATCCAAGCGTTCACTCGGAACTCTGTGGCCTGGATACGATTGACGGCCGAGTACACCTCAGGCATCGGGTCGTCCTTGATCTGCACTAGGTAGTTCTTGTCCCAGGCTTTGATCAGGGTGCGCTTATGCAAATCAGGGCTGTGGTAGCCGCCGACAAACGGATTGACCCAATCCTTCGGGGGCTCTACGCACGGGAGGTACACAGGCCTGAGGATCTCGCTGCGCGCATGAGACTGCTCAAGCCAGCGCACCGTCTTGTCTGTGGCCATCACCTCGACCCGTGTCTTCCCAAAGATCGTGCGGCGATTGACGACCTCGATCAGCCCAGTCGCCTCAGCCATAAGCTGGATGGCCACGGTCCCGATCTGCATCTTGTCGTAGCGGGACCATGTGACAAACTCATGGTCCATCTGATTCATCAGCCTGACAATGTGCCTCCGCTTGCAGGCGTAGCCCATGTAGTCGCTGACGCGCTTCTTGACTATGCGCCAAATCTCAGGGTCCGTGTCTGCGAGGCAGATGTAGCGGCACTCGTCCTCTAAGATCGAGGCGATCCGCATAGCCGTGCGCGTAAAGAGCTTCCGCTGGCTGATGGAGTCCAGCACAACCCGTGCAATCAGAGCAGCCGTCAGGTCTTCAGGCAGGAGCTCGTAGTAGACGACTGCCTTGTGCCGTCTGCCTGGAGCGGCCTTGGCAGCCCCACGCCATGAGATGATCCGTGTGCTCAACAGATCCACCGCATTCTGTAGCAACCATTGACCTGTAGGGGTCGTCGTCTCCAGGCCCCTGGCCTCAGCCTTGGTACGTCTGGAGGCGTAGCGCTCCTGACCCATCTGCGCCATGTCTCTCTCAAGTTCCGCTTGCGTAGGCTTCACTTTTTGACCTCCCAGACCTCAAGGGTGTAAGTACGCCCGTCCTCTCCTATCCATGTGCTCGATGAAGGAGTGAAGGGCTGCGGGGGCTGCGGCTCCTTTGCGCGGAGGAGCCTCGGGCCAAAGACAACAATGGCCAGCGCAAGCAGCAGTAGCGCAATAGCGATAGGGGCCGTGGTCGGGCGAGTGCTCCAGCTAGTCAAGCCACTCTCCTTTCTCCACTTCCCAACAGCCATCGCAGTAGGTGCCTGCCACCTCTAGGTCTTGGCCCTTGCCCACCCAGCGCGTGGTGCCTATGTCCCTGTAGCACTCCTCAGACTCACACTCTCCACGCCCTTCGCAGTCGTCACAGATATAGGTGTCAGGCTCCCAGGCATAAGGCCATGGACCTCCAGATCGTGAGGAGCCTGAAGGTGAGAACTCACGGCCACAGGTATCGCAGTCAACGGTGTAGCTCAAAGTCTCTCCATTAGTCCTTTGATTGCGATGGCTGCCTGCTGGGGGCAGACGGCATTCCCCAAGGCTCTAAGCGCGTCCACCCTTGTGGAAACCCCATCAACCAGGTCACAAACTCTGGGTTCAATCGCAGGCCAGAGCGCTTCTGGGATTCCGCTCCAGTCTCCTTCTGGCCCAGGGGGGAAAGCAGGCAGGCCATCTCGTTCAGTGGGCGCGCATTCCTCTGGTGTGTTTCCGTTGAGGCCTTCCCGCTTCGGAAGTCCCGCGCTGAGGGTGTAGGCCAGTTCTTTGCGAGAGCCATTAGTGAGTACCGCACTGGCCCGACTCTCCCCGCTCCCCCACCCTGATTGCTCCCGTAAGAACTCGCGCAGGGTGTAGGCCAGGACGAACACTCTGTTTCTCCGATGGGGTGCTCCGGCTTGGGCCGCTGAGTACATTCCCCATTCCGCATCGAACCCCAGTTCGTGCAGATCTCTAAGGACTCGGTTGAGTCCTCGCTTGATATGTCCTTGGACGTTTTCGAGAACAACAGCCCTTGGCTGTACCTCTCCGATGACTCGCTTGACTTCGGGCCAGAGGTGCCTTGGGTCTTTCTCTGCAAGTCCCTTGCCTGCGAGGCTAAAGGGTTGGCAGGGGTAACCGGCAGCGACAAGATCCACTCGTCCACGCCACGCTGCGCCATCGAAGGTTCGCAGATCAGTCCAAATAGGCGCGGCATCCAGCCTCCCCTCCTGAATGCGCGATGCCAAGATTTGGCAGGCTGCAGCTTCCCTCTCGACGTAACAAACAGTGCGAGCGCTTGGAATCGCCAATCGGAAGCCTCTATCGAGTCCACCGATTCCTGCACAGAGGGAGAGCACCCTGGGACCATCAGCCACATTGATCCCCCGTCAGGCCAAGAGACCGCTCGATCTCAAACATGGCCTCAGAGTCAAAGGTAGCTTGCCAGGCGTTCTGTGCTAACCACTGCACGATCCTGTGGCCACGGCTTGGGCCTTCAGGGCAGGCAATGTGTGCAAGCTCCATGAGCCGCCTCTGCTCCCTCTTCTTGATGCCCATAGGCCATTGGAAGTAGGGGCCGTTCGCGCCCAACTCAACAACAGACGCGAAGGGCCGAGTCTTAGGGACCTCACTTCCCATATCTCCTAACCCCCTCGCGTCTAAAGTCTTCGTAGGCCTGAGTCCGATCACGCCAGCGACAAAAGCGCGCCCAGCAAACGACTACGGCCACGTTGGCCAACAGCCACCAAAGGCATATAGAAAGCACACTCATGCCACGCCTCCAATGGAGGCCTCGGCCCGTCTCGAGCAACGCTCATGCTCGCAGTCCTCAAGCTCCAAGAGATCGAGGTGGTCAAGTGCGCCATCAAAGGCGTTGACCACGCTGCGGATCGTCAGATCCCACTCGCAAGCCTCGCCCCTGAGGACCATCGAACTCTTGAGGTGAGCGAGGTGATCCTCAAGGCACTCGACACAGAACCACAGAGCTCCGGTCTGCGTCCGGGG